TCATCTTCCCCCTCCCCAGCAGCGCTGCGCATACGAGCAGAACTTGCACTCAAAGTGGCTGGCCTCGGCGAAGGCGCGGGGCAAGAGCTCCCCGGCCTCGGTCGCCTGGATGACTCGTACTGCCCGGTCGGACATCTTCTGGGCGAGCGCCGCATCGAAGGGCACGCGCTCGGCGTAGATCTCCATCGAGTCGGCATTCACCGCCGTGAAGATCGCCGAGTGCTCGTGCAACCCGAGGTAGGCCTGGTAGATGGCGACCTGGGCGGCATAGACCGGCTTCGAGGCAGCCAGCCCCTTCTTGACGAGGTCGTTCCAAGATTTGCTGCCCAGCGCCTTGCATTCCCATAACGCCGGGTAGGCAAAGCCCTCGGGGCCGCCGACGAACACGCCGTCGCAATGCCCTTGCAGCTTGCCGTCGGCCACCGAGAAGCCGAACTGCTGACCGTCCTTGCCTTCGGTCTTGAGGATGAAGCCGGCCCCGCGCAGCCAGCCGACCATGGCGTCTTCCATACGATGACCGCGCTCGAAGATGCGCAGGATGCGGCCCGAGAAACCCTTGTCCGGATCAACCGGCGCCTGGGCGTACTCGTACTGCAGCTGGCGCTCGCAGGCGACCCCAAGGCGCGAGGCCCCGAGGTACTGGCGCTTCGCCTGCTGTTGCTCGCGCGCCCGCAGCCCGGCATCGATCAAGGCCTCGAAGCGCTCTGGGAAGGTCGAGGTGGAATTGAAGTCCAACATCACTTCACCCTCCCACGCTGGGTGCCCTTGGCCGCCGCCGGCTCCCTGGTCTCCCAGGGCAGGTCGTCCTCCAAATCCGCGAAGGGATTGGCGGGATCGAAGGCTGGTGCCGGGGCCAACTCCAACTTCGCCACCGGCTGCGGTGCCTGTGTCTCATAGGACTCAATGCCGCCTATCTTCGGGTACTTCGCCTGCTGATGGTGCGCCGCCATCGCCTCCGTCCAGCCGGTGACAATGGCTTCGATCACCTGCAAGGCTTCCGCCTCGCTGTAGTGGCCGAGCGGTTTTTCAAAGCCGATCTCACCGGCGGCCTCGCCGAACCACTTCAGGCAGGCGCGCATCGCTGCGCGCTCGAATTCGGTCTTATCCACCATGAACACGTCCTCCTGCCTGGGGTCGGTGCGCAGCCACTGCCCGTAGAGCGCGTGAAACGCGTCCTGACAGCGGCGGCTGCAAAAGACCCAGTCCATCGGATAGCGGCGTGGTTCGCCGACCTTGAAGCGGTGGTCGCTGTGGCCGAGGCCACGGGCCTGCCGACGGCAGACCCAACACTGTCCACTCATGCATGGCTCCCTCCCTCACTGCGCCCAGGCGGGCTTGCCGCTGAGGACGCTGGACTGAGCAGGACGTGCGACAGCAGCCGGGGGCGTGTAGCTCGGGGCGGCGACGGCGGCCGGTGCCCCAGAGTTACCCCCCGGATTGCCGGTCCCCGTTTTGGGCACCACACCCATGATCAAGGCGTAGTCGCGGTGATCCGGCTCGACGGCGGCCTTGACGGTGTTACGGTCCTCGCCGCGACCATCCTTCTCGATGTCGATGCGGGCGGCGAACTCCAGCCCATCCAGATCACCGAAGCCGCTGATACGGCGCGCCGCCTGGGCCTGCGGGCTGTTATCAGACGGGTGAACGTTGCGCGCGGAGTTGAGCGCGGCGCGGAGGAAGGTGCGGCCCATATTTCCCCAGGTCGGTCCCTTGGGGCTGTGCAAGCCAACGTTCCACCAGATCTTGCGGCGGGCAAACGGGCCTTCCATCACCACGCCCTCGCAGGCGAGATACACCGCACCGGTCTCGAAACTCTGGGTGGCCCAGCCCCCGGTCCAGCCCTGCGCCGGGTCATCGAAGCCACCGGGCTTGATGCTCAGGCGCACCCGGGCGAGCGTGCCCTTGGGGATCAGGTCGAACGATGGCTGTTGGTCGGCAGTGTTGAAGTCGAAGAAATTCATGGCGGATTACTTCTGCGCAAATTGGGAAGGGATCGATTCGGGGGCGAAGTCGGCGGATGGGCTAGCAGGCAGCCCTGTGCTGAGCGGGCTGGCCGCGGGCCGCGGGCGGTTTTGCGCCTGCGCGCACTTGGCGATCAGCTGGCCCAGATCTGGCGGCTCGATCAGGTCGAGACGGCCCGAGCGGTCCTTGGCGGGCAGACCCCAGGGATTGACCGTGTGGCACACGAACGCGCGGTAGGGCTCGCCCGCGTCGGTCTTGAGCTCCGTCAGAGTGATGACCTCATCGACGATGCCGGGCAGTTGCAGGCTGGTCTTGGCCCCATCGATCTGCGGCGCGAAGACCTTGCGGTTGAAGTCGTCGCTGACCTCGTCGAGGATGGCGACGAAAATCACGTGCTTGCCCCGGGCGTGCTGCAGGTGCGTGAGCGCGCCGATCATTTCGCTGCCCAAGAGGCCGTAAGCGCCGCGCACATCGGGCTTGCCGGTGCGCTCCGAGTAGGCCTGCGGCTGCGTCTTGCACCAGGTCAGACACAGGCGCGACAGCACCGTGATCGAATCGACGAAGTAGTACTGGTAGCGCTCCAGCTGCGCCGGGCTGCCGTACTGCTGGCAGACGTGGTCGAAGTGCGCCTGGGAGAACGGTGCCTCAGCGGGCAGGGCCGGGTTCGGGCCGGCCAAGAACACCGTGAGATCGCGAAACTCGGGCCACGTCTGCGGCCGGATACAGTCGCCGCGCCAATCCTTGACCGACAGATCGCCGGCTTCGAGATCGACGAACAGGGTACTGTCTTGCGGCAGGGTCTTGAGTTGGGTCGTTTTGCCCAGACCACTCTTGCCCAGCAGGACGAGCTTGACGCCGTGGCGTTCGGCCAGGCGTTGATCGGCGGAGATGATGGGCAAGGCCATCACAGCACCTCCGTCGTCAAGGACTCGACCGCGCCAAGGGCCGACAGCAGCGGGCTGTCGTCGGTGGCGCCAGCGGCGAGCGCCAGATCACGCAACTCCTTGAGTGCACGGTGGCGCCGGGTATCGGCGTTGATCTGGGTGGCCAGCAACTGCAGGTGGGCGTCGATGTCCGCCAGCGTGGCCTGAGCAAGCGGCTTGTAGATGACGCCTTCGCCGTCTTCGTCTTCCTGCTCGCCGTCGAGCGGGATGCTGATGGCTGGCGGCAGTTGCGCGGTCAGGGTCTCGGGCACCCCGGGCAGCTGCATCTGGCTGACCCGATCACGTCCTTGGGTGTTCTTCTTGAGCTCGCGCCGCGCCATCTCGGTCAGGGCGTCTTCGGCCAGACGGGCACCGATGCTTTGCACATCGTCGGGATGCAGGGCGCAGACGACACGCGCGACCTCGCGCGGGCGGGCATGGCCGGTAACTTCAAAGGCGTGGACAATCTCGGCGCGCACGGCCTCGCGCAAGGCACGCATGACAGGATTACGCATGGTGTTGGCTCCAGAGTTGGTGGAGTTGATTGACGAAGGGCACCGCACGGGCGAGCCAGTCGCTGACGTTCTTGTGCTGGTAGGCGGGGATGGCGTCGAGGGCGACCGTGGGCGGAAACGGGACAGTCGCCAGCAGCTCCAGACCTTCGCGCAGGCGCATCCAGCGCTCCATGCGCGCGTTCTCCTCGGGGTCGCCCGGGGCGCTGTGGTAGCGGCCGTCGCTGGCCAGCACCATCAGGCCCGGCGCCCCTTCGCGGGCGATGCGCTTGGCCTCGCTCGGGGTGGGCAGCGGCGGCTCTTCGGCCTTGATCGCCTCGACCACGGCACACTGCTCCAGCCCAGAGAGGTCACGCTCGGCCGCGACCTGATCGAAGATCTTCACCGCCGAAGGGCCGCAGACGCCGGCTTGCCGGATGCGCGCCGTCACCTCGCGGGCGATGGCGCGGATCTCCTCGGGCGTCTTGGTGAGCACGTCGCGCTGGGTGTTGGCGGGCAGACGGGCGAGGTGAGCCGCAGTGGAAACGGACACATCACCTGCCGCAACCGCCTGGACGAGTTCAGCGCAACCGGTTTCTGCCACGGTACGGGCGTGCTGGACGGATCGACGGCTGACTCCCAGTAACGCGGCGGCGCTTTCCTGGGAGGGTGCGCAAACTTGCGCATGCTGGTTACTCCCCAGGGGCAGGTTGGCCAGTTTGTTGGCGATCAGTGCCCGCTGGCTTTCGTTGAGGTGGCGACGATGCAGGTTGAGCGAAACGACCAGACCGAAGGGATCGCCATCGCCGACACTGACTTCACGCACCAGCGGCTCCAGCCCGAGTTGCTCGCAGGCGCGCAGCCGGTGGCGCCCATCGATGACTTGCCCGTCCAGAATGAGGATGGGCTCGCGCTGGCCATGGTCGGCGATGTCCGCCACCAGGGCTGCGAAAGCCGCGTCATCCATGACCGGGAAGATCTGGGCGGCCGGATGCAGGGGGTAGGCCGTGGTCATCACTTGCCCTCCCCAGTCGCTTCCAGGCGACGCAGCACGAACTTCGGCTTGCCCGGCACCACGGTGCGTAGCGCTTCAAAGGGCGCACGCAGGGTCTGCGGCCACGCCTTGAACTTGGCCTCGCTGACGCTGTACTTGATCTCGACGTACTCGCGCGGATCGCCGCCGGTGGCTTCGATCTTGGCGACCAGCTCAGTCAGGCCCTTGGGCTCCCACTTCACGTCCTTGCCGATCTCGACCGTGATGTCGAAGTCACCGTCCTGGATGTGCGTGGTGCCGCTGTCCTTGCCTTGGGCCAGCAGTTGCGCGCGGGCCTCATCGGCGTAGCGCATCTCCAGGCCGGTCTGCACCATGGCGGCCAGGGTGGCCAGTTCCGACTTGGCCTCGGCGATGAAGCGCTGCAGGGCGCTGACGTTCTCCAGCGGCAGGTCGCGGATGACCTGGGCGGAGAGGTCGAGGAAGGGAATCGGCAGGCGGATGCCTGCGGTCTCCATGGCCGCCGACAGGGGGGTGGGCAAAGGGGTGGGCAGATGCGTGCCCACCCCGGCATTCAGGCGTGCGCTCATGCCACACCTCCTGCGCTGACGCGCTCGGACGTGCTCTTGTGCAGGTTCTGCGCCTCGAACGCCTCGACGTCCTCCAGACGGTAGGCAATGCGGCCTTGCAGCTTCAGGAAGATCGGGCCGATGCCCTCGGTGCGCCAGCGCTCCAGACTGGCAACGCTTACGCCCCAGCGCTCGGCCAGCTGGCGTTGATTCAGGTGCTTGATGCTCACGTTTTGGCTCCTGTTGTCATGTGCAAAATTGCAGGGCCATGGTCCCAACCAGGGGGTGGGCAAACCGGTGGGCAAAGTGGACAGAAAGGGTGGGCAGATTTGGTAAATAGGGGGGGCGCCACCTGCCAGACGCATAAAAGTCCGTCAGGCGGATGCCAGACGGGTGGGTCAGTGAAACGCCGGTGGAGTCAGGGGATTCGCGCTGTTGCCCCGGATGCAGCGGTGGCCCTCGGGGCTTCAGAGATGTCCCGAGGGGGTGGGCAAAGGGGTGGGCAACTTGCCCCCCGGGTCAGCTACACACCAGAGCCAAAAGCTCAGGGCACAGCCAGAATCGCGGCTTGAGCCGCCCGCCAGACGAAAAAAAGCCCGGAGGGTCAGTCCGGGCTCGTGAGATAGCGCTGGTAGCGATCAGCCTTTGGGAGGGTAGGGGTCGTTGCCGTAGCTGTTACGCTCACGGATTCGCCCATCCTCGCCATGGATCAAGACTTCACTTTTCTGATTGATGGCAATCTCGCGTGCAGCGCGCTCGGCCTCGGCCTGCGTGCGGTGATGGGAGGTGTCTCGGCTATTGCCTGCGCCACGTACAGCCCAGGCATCATCGCGCGGTACTACGTGTTGGTTTTTTCCGGCCATGGTGTGGTCCTTTTCGAAAGGTGGAGAAAGAAACAGAGGAGTAATCGGCTGTCTTGGCGTTGGCTCACCCCCTTTCCAGAATCAGAAACTCCGGACGCAACCAGAAGTGGCCCTTGGCGTCCGATTGCACGAAGGTGTCAAACACCCGCTTGTGGCGCTTCTTGATGTCGGCGTAACGGAAGGTCTCGGTGATATCCAAGGCCCGCGCGAGCTCGCGCTTGTGCACCTCGTCGCCCTCGGCGTCTTCGAGGACTTTGAGGAAGCCATACACCTGCGGCGAGAGCTTATGCTCGACGCCGCCGATCAGCACGACGCGCCGGGTGTGCAGCAGCCGCAGCGACGTTTCATCGCTGGTCACGGTTGGCGCCAGGCCATCGAAGTACGCATCGAGCGGCTCCAGCGTCAGATGCCCCTTGCGTAATTGCGCCACTGCCCGCAGCGCAATCACACGGCAATCGGCCAGTGGAGTTGTCCTGAGCACAGCAGACTCGGTGGTCGTGATCACCGCCTCGGCACCGGGCGCGGCCAACTCACCTAGCTTGGCACGCACCCGCACGGGATCACTGTCGAGCCGACAGCCGAAGAAGAAACTGCGCCGGTGGCGACGAATCTCCAGCTCCCCCAAGTGCCAGAGCATGCCCGGGATGAGCTCAGACACCGTGTAGCGGCTTCGCAGCCCGAGCGCCTGGTGCAACCAATCCGCCACCTTGCCCGCATGGGCCTGCCACAGCCGGACCTGCTCCTTGGGCAGTTCCACTTCACCGCACTCGAAGCACAGCGCCCGGTAGCAGCCCGGCGCACCAGCCAGGGGTAGTGGCCGAACCCTGTGTTCCCGGCAATCCGGACACAGCACCTCGGGCGCGATCTCTGCTGCCAGGCTCAGCGCCTTGCAGTCACGCAGGCGCTGGTACAGCGCTGCGCGCCCGTCTAGCCCCGCCGCATCCGGCAACAGCTGCTGGCCGGGCGTTTCCAGCAAGGCACAAAGTTCGGCCAGTGCCGGCGCGTTGATCGGACCTTTGCTCATAGAAGCTCACTGCCAGCCACGACCTCATCGGCCGCCACCCGCGTGGGCGGGTCTTGCATCACGCCCAGGGCGCGCAGAAGGACCTCGGCCAGATGGACGTCAGCCTCTTCCATCTCGCGCAGATTGGCAATCCCGGTCGGCTTGACGCGGATGTGCAGCACCCGGTGCTGCTTGCCGCCGTCGGCAGGCTCGAAGTACAGGCTGACCACCGCATCCAAAATGTCGAAGCCTTGACTCATCAGCACATCGGTCTTCTTGGCGCGCACGCACTCCAGCGCATCGGGGCAGTCCTTGTCGCCTGGCGGCTTGATGATGAAGTCGCAGGCCGGCGGCTGGATCGCACTGACCCGGCATTCGGACAGGCGCGCCTTGACCACTCCGTAGTCGCGCAGGTCCAAACCACTGTGCTCATCGGGCCACACACCCTGGGGCAGGCGGTTGAGCAGAAACATCGGTTGTGGCACCGCGATGGGCACAATCGGTTTGCGGAACACGTACTGGCCCAGCGGCGCCAACAGTTTCTTGCGCGCCGAGTTGCCGCCGGGCAGCAGTAGGTCGATGACACCATTGACCGGATACAGGATCGCTGTCATCGACAAGGGCGGACGCACATCGCGCCAGATGGTGCAGTCGTCCGGGCCAAACTCCAGGCTGCGCTGCAGGTTGTCCTCGATGCGGATGTCCATTTGCACACCGCCATCGAGGTGACGTGTCAGCACATCAATCTCGCAGGCGCGCGGGCGCCCCTTCTTCGGCGTGAAGGCCTGGGCCAATGCGCGGCGTAACCCCTCGATGTCCTCGGGCTCGCAATGCAGCCGCTGCTGCGGGGGCAAATAGAGCCGGCGCCAGCTGCGGCCGCCCACTTGCGCATTGGCGCGCAGGAAAGCCTCGGCCGTCTCGAAGCGCTTGGGCCAATTGGCCAGCGCCCACAAGGCACGCTCGGCGTCGCTCGCGTGGTGCTCGAAATCCTCGAGCATCGCATCACCGAGAGGCACAGCATTGCTCAGCGCCTGGATGCCGCGTCGGTTCGCCAGCGTCTTGACCCGGCGCAGCCCGGCATAGATGGAGCTCTGTTGGGATTCGGGGAGCGCCTCCAGCGCTTGCAGGATCGGCTTGTGTAGGGACTCGGCCTCTTGTGTCCAGTCGGCACCCTCGGGCAGTGCGATGCCCTGGGCCTGGAAGTAGTACTGCCAGCTGCGCGGCGGGATTTGACGAACAAGATCTCGATAATTCAGGGCTGCCAT